ATTCTTCTATCATCACTTTGTGAAGCTCTATATCTTACGTGTAAGAAAGGTCTTCTGATGTTAGTACCAAGAACTTGATCGTATACTGTAGTAGTACCAGCTGGTATTAATACTCCATCAATAGAAGCAGGACCAACCATACCACCACGCGTAGAAGCGTCGTTTAAGTATTTCCAGTCTGTTTTATAGAAGTCGTATGAACCTCTTCTGAAACCGCTAAAACCTAAGTTTAAAGCCATTTCTTCTGAGTTTTCAAATAAACCATAAGCAGTACCACCTGCAGCACCTGAAGAAATGTTAGCTAACATATCATCAAATTCTAAAGCAGTCTCTCTATTTAAGAAAAGCATGTTCTCTTCAATAGCACCTTGAGTATCTAAGTTTCTAAGAATCTCGTCGAAATCTCCAATACCTGTAGCTGTAGAGAAACCAACTTGTACATTACCTCTATCTTGGATAGCAGCAAATAAACCTTGAGAACCAATAGCTCCTGAAGCACCACCAGCAACTGCAGAACCTGCAGCAGTTAATTCTGATTCAACGCACATCATTTCTAAATAGTCTTCAAATCTAAGTCTAGTTTCTGATTCAGCTTTTAGATACCATAAATATCCTCCTGTTCCATCTTCTGTAGCAACTTCTACCCAACCGATTTGAGCCATATCAGAACCATTAACAACATATTTGTTTCTGATAATGATAGGGTTATTTTGGAATTGAGTAAATGCAGGGTCAACACTAATGTATTGTCCGTTTGCAAGAGTTGAAGTAGCACCAGCTCCTGGTACAAAGTTAGGAGTAACTGATCCTTTTCCATATTCAGCACCGTATACAAATACTTTTACATTACCAACTAAACCAGCACCTGCAATTGTAGCAGCAGTATAAGGTTCAACAGTAATAGTACCAGCACCTGGATCAGATACAGATACTAACGCTTTTACTTCAGCACCAAAGTCGTCCATAATTACTACAGTCGCTCTAGCAGAAATAACGTTGTTAATATCAGCAGCACCAGTTGGGTTAACGTTAATTACGTTACCAGCTACAGTACAGCTATCATATGCAATATGTAATCTATTTTGTTCAGACCAGATTACTTGGTCACTTGTCATAGGAAGTTCAGCACCAACCATTCTTAAGAATCCAGATAGAGTTCTGTTACCATATCTTTCAACTTCTTGTTCGTAGATCTCCGGTAAATACTGCTGTGCAAAATCTGCAAATGTAGCACCTGCACCTGGATCTGTCCACTGTAAATAGTTAGACTGTAAAACCTCCTGTCTTTGTGATGGTACAATAGTACCAAATTGTGGGGTTAAAGCCATTTTTATTAATTTTAATTGTTAAAACTTCTCTTTTTAATTCTAAGTTTTGACGAATCCGTACCACTGACAGCTTTGACTTTAAAACCTTTTACAAATACATCCCCACCGGCAACTTGCCTCGGCGTATCTAGAGTTGGGTTTTTAGAGCCGTCCACAACTTGTTTAATGCCATCAGCTTTACCCTGCTCATAAAAATGAGTGGCAAGTTGATCTGCATTCATAGCTGTGTACATAGCTTTATGATAACCACTAGTATCAACCATGTTACCTTTTTCATCAAGATAAGGGTTAACAAAGTTATTAATATTAGATTGTTTATCAGCAACAGCGTTTGGATTCTTAACGTTGTATCTAAATTTTTGTTCTCCTACTTTAAAATCAAAACCTTTGAAATCTTCAGAAAACAATTTTCTAGTATTGTCTTTAAATCTTTTATGCTGTTCTTCAACGATTTGTTGTTCGTCGTTATATCTATTGAAAAATTCCGTAGCCTTTTTTTGGTCATCATTAACAATATTACGAGACTTAATAGAGTCATAGTATTTTTGTTTTAATGTATCTAAATGATTACGAGCTTCTACAATAGCTTCTTTTTTAGCGAGTTGTTTTTTCTTGATGTCTCGCTCTTCATCAACCTCCTCATCAAAATCAAAACTATCTTCCAGCATGAAAGATACTTCATCATCATTAAGATGCGGTTTAGTATTTTTATAGTATTCCCTTAGTAATGCATTTTCGTCTATATTAGTGTAATCTCTATTTAATCTAACATAGTCTTCTAATGTTCCACCAGTTTCATTCATAAAATCAACTAGTTTATTTAAATTTTCAGGAACTTTTATTTCTTCTTTTACTTGTTTAACAGGTGTTTCTTGTTCGTTAATCTCTTCAACACGCTCAATGACTGATTCGTTTGTTTCATCTTGATTGATGACCCGTACTTGTTCGTCCATCTCTTTGCTATCTCCGGATGGTTTTTCCACAGGAATTTCCTCTGTTTTTCGCTCTTGAACGGCATCTTCTTCTTTTTTATCTGTTAAATCAACTTTTACAACTTCAGGTATAACTTCTCCTTGAGCTTCTGGTTTAGTTAAATCCACCTTTACCGGCTCACTATTAGTTTTACTTAAGTCTTTAGTTTTTCTTTTAGGTTTAGACTTTAGTTTAAAGTCACCTTCTTGTTTGACCTCTACGGCCGCTTTTTGTTCTGCCATAATAAAATATTATATAATTAATTATTAATTTAATGGAGCTTGACCTTGATTGTTTTCAAAGTCAATTGGCATTGTATCATTATTTCTTTGAGAAATCATTTTACTTTGCTGTGTACCCTCCATTTTAGTTCTTTTATCTTTTCTATCTTCAATAAAAGATTCTTTTTCTTTCATAGCTTCAACTCTCAGTTTTTCAATTTCCATGTCTAATTGGTGCTTCATTTGCATTTTTTCCATATCCAATTGAGCCTGAGTTTGAATTCTTTGTATTTCCATTTGGTTTTTAGCTTGCTCATACTGCACGTTAGACGCGGTTAAAGCTTGCTGTTTCTGCATCTCTGCTTGAGCTTGTCTCTCACTAGCTTGTGCATTGGCATCAGCTTGAGCTTTTATATTAGCTTGCTGAGCTTCTTGCATTTGTTTTTGCTTCTGCTTTCTCTTTTGCTTAAGCATTTGATTAGCAAGTTTTAAATTTTTAACTTGCCTAATATCAATAGCATCTTCTAAATCTATTCCACCTTGTTGAAGAGACATCTGTATGTTTTGCTCTAACATGGCTTTCTCTTCTTCTTCCGGTTCTAATTCTAGAAATATACCAAAATCATGTAAAGAAAGATTTTGTATTTCACTTAAAGTACCTACATTATAAGTAGATATAGAATTTTTTAAAGAATTTAAAGTTAAAGGATCTTTTAATGAATCTGCTATTTTAAGAGAAATATTTTCACATGTTCTTAGAGTTAACCATAAACTAGCTGTTAAAATATGTCTAGTTGCTGTGTTAGAAGCATTAGCCGCCATTTTTTGTAAACCTACTAGTGTATCTTTTTCAGGTAAACTACCATCTCTAGCTTCATTTAATCCGGTCACATCTCTTATTAACTGTAAATAGTATTGATAAGTTTGTATTAAACTTTGTATTTTAGCTCCACCACTACCAGTTTGTAATTCTTGTATAGGAACTTTACCT